GCGGCCTCTGACACTTCCATATTTTTTGCTAGTTCTGCGATCAATGGAATACCCGCTCTTGCAAAATCTCGTAATTCAACACCTGTCAATTTGCCTTGTGCTTTCACTTGACCAAAGTTATATGCAACCCTGTTAAGATCAACCGATAACCCGCTACTAACATCACCGATAGCCTTTAATGTAGGTATCAACCTATCGCCTTCAATTCCCATCGCAAGTAACTGTTTCGCTGATGCTTCAATTCCTGTTATCTCAAAAGGTGTGCGTTTCGCTAAATTGGCTAAATCCTCAAGTAATTTTTGTGCTTTATCAGCATCGCCTAGCATCGTCTCAAATGCGATCGAGGACTGTTCATAGGCATCGGCCTGTTTTATGGCCGCTACGCTTAACACCGCTAACCCTGTTGCTACTGCCGCCGCCGCCGCTATACCCACTGTTGCCAATGTACCGCCTAACCCTGATAATGCCCCATCTAGTTTAGATGTGGATCTATCTAACCCATTAACCTCGTTTGATAACTGTTTCAGTTGCCTGCTTGCCTCGTCTTTTGCTGTTACTATTATTTTGAGTTCGTTTCTAGCCATATATCAATTATACCTATTTCTTTTTAGCTCTTTTGGTTTTATGTTCGTTGGCTTTTGATTGCATATCCTTGTAATCTAGGAATCCCATCACCCAGTCTGTTGGTTGTTCTAATAACTCGGTATAGGTAATTTTCAATACATCACAAATATAAATAGTTTCGTATGATTTCGGAATAGCGGAATTATTCGCAAAAGAAGTAAATAAATCTACTTTTGCTGCGTTAAGTTTTTTGAATCACCTGCTGTTAGATCATCAATAGTTTGCATAACCATTTCCCCATCCTCGATCGGCAATCCCATGATCTCGGAATAAAAATCTGATGTTATAACCTCATCACCTATAACAATTTTTGTTACTAGTATATCGACAGCTTTTTTCTTCATTTTACGCATTTGTCCTGCATCAATAGAAAATTCTTGTGTTTTACCTGATACCTCTACGCCATCAAGCAATACACTTTCAATCTCTAGCTTGTCGCCATAAGTGTATGAATCCTTAAAATATACTTTGGTTTTGTTGGGTGTTATTAGTTCCATGTACCTATTATAACATACCTGTTACGGCCTGATATAATCTGCTGTGGAATTGGCTAATAAGTAGGTAGCTAAATATCCTGCATCATCGCTTATGCCTATAAAATTTACGGTTACAGCATTGAATTCATTATTGATTGAAGTGGTAAATGTTGAAAAGGCCGCACGCTGTATTATTATTTCTAATCCTATACCATCCGCACCTAATACAACTAGTGTAATCTCTTTTGTTTCACCCTCTAAATAGTTTTGGTAATACCCTGCTGTGTTTGAATCTAACATCAAGGTAAACGATCCTGATACCTCAGCACCTTCATGATACATCGCTGTAGGTTCAATATCGCACAATGAGTGAAACGACTGCAAGTTATTGGTAAACTCTATGCTAAAATCTCGAACATAACATGCTACATTTTCTACTCCAAAAGTAATATCAACAATATCACTCCATACCAAAGGTTGACTAGCCTCTACCCCTGCACTTGATCCAGACGTATCCGCACTAGTTTTACCTTGACCGCTGATCGACCAATTCAATACCTCACCTACTGCACCACTCAATGTCATTGAGCCAACCATAAACCCAAAATATTCTTTATAAAAATCTGTTATAAGTTCTTCGACTGTCAATGAAACTTTGTCGCCTGCCTCAATAAATGTGTGTTGATATGGCTCTGTTCCTGTTGTTGTTGGCAATCCTAGCAATGATGATAAAAAATAACCCGTTGCATCTGGATATAATGCCATCTCATAACTGCCCTCGAAAGTTCGAACACCTCTATAAAAATCTTTATTCTTAACACAATTGCCCGCTATCGCCTCAATTCCAGTTATTTCCTGACTGGCGTTTATTCCGTCACTCGGTTGTACTGGTGCGAGTAATTGTATAGGTGACTTCTCACCAAAAGCTGATTCTATTCCGACTCCTATTTTGGTTGTGCATCCTGAGTTTACTGACATTATTTTTTCTCCTCTGTAACTTTTTTAGACTTTGATTTTTTTGGTTCTTCTGTCTTGATAAACATCGGTTCATGCAAAACATAATCACATTCGAAAGTGTCTTTTGGTTTTACTAACCCGACACGTTTTAGTCTTATTGGTGTTTTTCCTACATATTTATAAAACATAATATAATTATACCTAACTAAACTAAAATCTTTTTAACAGTTTCTAGTTACTGCCACTCTGGCCGTATATTCTGTTGTACTAGAATATATATTTTCATTGCCTATGAAAGCAAACTCGCAAGTTTCGACCATACCTGATTGTATCAATCCATCTAAATCACCATTACTTGCTAATGCTTCAAGCACAGAATCAGTTATATCTCTAACATCTTTTTGAGCCTGTACGAAATTATCTGATAACAAACCGATAACCCTGATCGTTATTCCGTAGCCTCGTTCGTTGTGTCCTGTGTCAAAATAGCTTTCTACTGTCGTTGTGGGTGATATAGATATATATGGGTATTTACTCGTTGATTTCGGCAAATGATCATATACGATCTGTACCTTTGGAACACCTGCTAGCATGGTTTGTAATTTTGTTATTATTTCGTTGTACATCTAAAATTCTAATTTTTTAACTATATACTGATAACCTACATCTTTGATCTGTTCGTATTTCGCAACAATCATATCCTTGCCTGATCTGAAAAAATATCTCGGCCTGATCCCTCTTTTTGTCCCGTATTCCTGATATATACCATAATGTACATCTGTTTCGACTTCACCTATATGTCTGGTTGGCATCACCCTACTTTTGATACTACCTCGTAAAACACCTGTCAATACTGGTGATTTTCTTTTTGCCTCGCCTTCACCTACTAGCACGGCCATCTCTAGCATTTTATTCGTTGCATCGCCTATAATTTTAGGTGACAAATTGAATTTTTTCGCCATCTCTTTTGCCCCTATGATCTCTACACTATACCCTCTCATTCTGTATGCTTAACTAAATTCAATGTACATTTTCTTATACCTGCAATCATAGTATTCACACCTTCACCTAGTACATAAAAAATAGTAGCCTCTGGTATAGGTGTTAGCTCTGTTGTTGTTACAGTTACCCGAGAATCAACTGGTACTATCAAATTATCATCAACTGTTAGCATATACCCTGCACCGACTGGCACGTCTGGATATAACGATAATATATCCGCACCTGCCGTCAATAACAATCCACGATACTCACCCAAAGTGGTATATGTTTTATTATCTGCTGTACCTGTGAATTTTTCTATCGTAACAATTACGTTGGTCATATCATTATTTTTTTGTACTTGTTTAATGTAGCCGTCACCATGCCGCTAACCGCACCTTCAAAAGCTACAGAATAAGTACCTGTTGATAAACTTGATATATCCTTATTGCCTGTATCCCTGCCTTGAAACTGATTCCCTGCTAACTGTTCAATTGCCATTACAAGATCATTGCCCCAAAATCTACTTATAGTATTTTCAAATACTATCTTTTTATTGTAGAACAAATATAGATCATCGTAAAAATAACTGCCCAGTAGCCTATTCTCAAATAAAACATAGTCATCGGTAACAAAAAAATCCTTATCAAGTTCTATCTGATTATCACTATCACCCTTCAAGTAAACGACGTCGCCGTCGTATGTAATCGTTTCTATCTCGTTAATGGGATATGCACTCAAATAATATTTTGTGCCTGTACCGACTATTTCCTGACTATACACGTTTACTTCTGACTCAAACTGCCTGTTACAATAATTGCATACATACATCTCAATATACTCAATGATTTTATCTAGCACCACAATTTCCTCAACTGTGGGTGTAACTCCAATCATTGAGCCGACATCTGTTGCCGATACACCGCTGTACCCTGTTTGATAATCGTTACTTTTTATCGCCATTATCTTTTTTTGTAACTTCTTTCGATTTTACTTCGGTATCTTTTTTTTCTTCTTTTTTCTTTTCTTTTTTCTTTTCTTCTTTCAAAGGTGCATAGAATCTATCGCTGATTTTTTCTAATCGATCCTCTGCAATATCGTATTCTTGCCCCGCCTTGAATTTTACTGGATACCCATAATCTCTTATAAATTTTACTTTCATAATTTATTATTAACTAACTAAATAGGGTCTGACCCCTAGCGCCCAACTTAATGATTAGCGCCCCTTCAACTAGAAGGTTATTAAGCTGCTGTAGCCACTTTTCCAAAAGCCTGTGCAACATTATTCAACTTGATGTCGATACGCTCTATCACTCTGATAGCACTCATATCTTGTGCAAACAAGTCTATAACTGTTGAGCCGTTTGTGTCTGTGATTGTAGCCTCTTTTGAAACGTCAACTGTGTACTGTTTACGATCACCAAAGTACATGTTATTGAAATCACCCAAAGCTATAAAATCCAAATCCACTGCGTCATCCGTAACTGTTGGCATAACATCTGTAAATTTGACTGGTAAATCCCAAATCGTACTTACTGATCCCTCACTAGGCATCTTGTATAGATAATGTTCATCCGTTGATTGAATTTTTCTCAATAGATTGTAAACATTCCATGACATGACCCATTTTGCGTTTCTAGCACTTATACTATGAATTGATCCGACTAGATCAAGCAATACATTGAAATCAACTGTAGCCATTCCGCCAGTCGTTGTCTATTCGTGCCATTGAAGTCGCTGCAATTTTAGCAATCGCATTAACAACATCCACGTTTGAATCTGCTAGAAGTTCGTTACTGATCGGTACTATTACGGCTACCTTTTCAGCTACTAACTTAACTGCCCCAGTATCTGGTTGATCTGCTGTGATCTTTTCCATTTCGCCAATCCTGTAAGACTGGATACTTCCCATTGTTGGGATCGCAAGATCTTTTCCGACCATCGGCCATCTCTGAGCTAGTTGCCTAACCACTCCTACATCCTCAAGAAAATGTTGAAGTCTGTTACTAAAGTATGATGGTGCTAATTCTTCACCCTCTGTCGATACTCCTGTACCTAGAGCTTTCATCCGATCCTTATCGCCTGCTCGTAAAGCCTTAAAATAATCACATGACTTTTGTTTGTCCTCATGATCATCTTTTGTATTACTTCTGTTTGGCAACTGATCCAAAACTTTTTGCACTACATCTTTTGTAATAGCGGGTGCAACCTGTTTCGATACTTCCTCTGATACTTCATCTAATAGTTTTTTCTTTTCGTCTTTTTCACTCATTATTATTTGTCACCCCCTTGATTATTAAATAAATTTTTCCACTCTCGCAACACGATACCTATTTCCTTGTCACGTTGTTTCAATTCTTTATGTAATTCTTTCAAAAGTGATGGTTCTGGCTTATCCATAGCAATTGCCTTTTGCACCCCTTTTAGCTCTTTTTCTAGTGTTTTGATGCGTTCTATAGACTTTCCTAACTCAGCAGATGAGTTATTAGCTGGTTTTATTATAGAAGTGTATTCTTGGTCTATCTTGTGGAGTTTGTTCTTATAATCTGCATCAATTCCCTTTGCAACCAATGCTTCACTGTTAGCGGGGATCGGTACACAACTCAACTCTAGTAATTCTTGTTGATCGATATTATATGTACTTTTTTCTTTTCCCCATTTTAACACTTGGAATCCGACACTGACTGCTCGTATACGTTGGTAGCTTTTCCGACTGGTAACTGATCATAATTGTGACCAAACATAACAACAGGGTTTTGTAGGTACTTCTCTAACTTCCATCCCTTCGGGTTGACTCTGTCACCATGACGATCTTCTGTTCCAGTTGATCCGATAACACCTGATATTGTCTGGTTGTCTTTATGTATAGATTTTTTGTTCGCTTGTAAGTTTTTCATAATTCAATTATAACTAATTTCTGGCTAATTCCTTTGCATCATCTTCAAAATACGGCACAATATCACAGTGGCAATTGCTGTGCACCACTGGTGACACATGACCGCTCGGAAACTCATTACCCAACTTTCTTATCTTGTTGGCGTTCCCCTGACATATCGGGCAAACATTATCACGACCAGAAGTTAACCACTCAACATACTCAACCAAATCACTCATGTCATACCGATCGTATGTTCCTTTACTCCATCCGCTATTCGTTTCGGTATCAGTTATTAACTCCACACGCCAATCAGTTTGATCTTTCAACATAGTGGCTATTTCCTCGTTGATATATTCCTCCGACTTGTCCTGTAACTCTTTAGCCTTTGCTCTGATTTTCTTTTCTGTTGTGGTTACTATCTGCGTTGCACTATCCAATGCTCTAGCGTTTGAATAGTTCTCGGAATCAGCAGTCCCACCTATACCATAAGAATCACCTGCAATCTCACTCCCCGCATCATAGCTAGCCCCTGCGATAACTTTCACTGTATCAAACCATTCTTGCCTGAATCTATCTACGTCAAACGATTGAGTATTCGACTTGATCATCTTGTACTGTACATTATTAACCATGCTGTTGTACGTGCTTTTCACTAGACTCCTGAACACTGGTATTTTGACAGCCATGAATAAATCTTTTTTAGCTCTGTAGATATTCATTTCCTTGACTGCAATTTGTTTTTGCTTGCTATCCTCAACAACTTCTTCTTCAATCTTTTCTTCTGGAACAGTGTTCTGTGCTTGTAATTCATCGCCACCATCTAGCGGGTCAAGGCCTTCGTTCGTTCTCACTTCATTAACAGTCATCCATACATTGACCGCTTTTGTATACTCATTTACTATCTGTTCTCTATCTTTTGGAACAGGGTTGTCGTAAATAAGTTTTGCCTCGACATCAAACTCGTTAACAAATTGATGGTTCAGAATATCGAAAAATAAATCAAGGTAGGGATCTATCGTATATTTAGCAAATATATATTCAGCACTTTTTGCGTTCGCTAGATTAACTTGATCAGTTATAGCAACAATCGGCTTGGGTACTTTGAATATACTTAATATCTGATCTCGACTGAATTGCCTTTGCAATATAAAATCAAGATCTTTTTGGCTTAAACTCATTTGTCGCCATTCAAGACCATTTTCAAGCAACATCGGTTTATGAGCGTTGCCCATTCCTGAATATGTATCTTTAATTTCACCCTTTAACCGCTTAAATTCTGCATCGCTTAAGCTAGCCTCTGTGGTCAATATCCCTGATGGTCTTGATCCTTGTTTGAAAAAGTTCAAATTCCATTCTGTACTCCTGAGATCTGATTCTGCCTCGAGCCTTGCACGTTCAAGCACTGAAACACCTCGACCCTTCGAGAACGTGCCAGTATCCGTATGCAATGGCGTTGGCCTGAATATCGGTATTATATCTTTAGGATCAAACCTGATCGTTTTGTCGCCTCTGTAATAATCATAAGCTATAACTTGATCGTACTGATCCCTGACAACACCAATTTTTCTAGGGTCATACACTTCAAGTTCCAAAAGTTTACGGCCACTCACTGATCTTACTTTGTGGATGTATGACGTGCCGTATAAGAGCATATCCGAGAATACCAAATAAACTAACTGGTTATACCCAAAATCAGCACTAGGGTGTGCGAGAACGTCTAATAACTCGTGATCTTCGACAGTTTGATCGTTCGGTTTTTGTAGTGTGTATTTTACATTCGATACGTTTGACGCAATTGCATCTGTAGCAGAATAGATCGTGCTTTTGTAATAGTCTGTGATTCCGTATGTTCTAGCACCACTTGATCCCCATGAC